TGGTGGTAATATACCTTGGTCATGTGTTAAATGTTCAAGGAAAACAAAAGGAATGCAATCACACGCGCGAGCTCGCGGGTTTTTGTGTCATATATGCCGTAATGAACGTAATCGCAGGTTTTGGAAATGACTGTCGAAGAGTGCGTCGTGTGCTCACGATACATTACAGCTGATAGATCTAGAATTCGATACTTGGTAATCGAAGAATCAATCAGGACTGGAACTAGAGCCTTACAGATAAGGAAAACCTTATGTGAAACCCATAGGCACATTGGGTATAGTGCAAGGAGCCAAACCGTAGGAGAGGCCGGAGAAACTTTGGACACTTCCGGAGGGACAAATTCAGTCATGGATTCTGAATTTGTCCTTCCAACATTAAGTGATTATGGGGTACGTCACCCATCACATCATGAATATAATGTGCGTCGTCTTAGACGAGAGAAGTTGAGAAGAACGCGTCGAAAGTTTAATCGACCGTAGTTGTCGGTGGGGGCATAGCCACCCGTAGGAGAGGCTGGATAAAATCCTGATTTTTCCACTCAAATTGAGTATGCTGACGTTTAGGGCAACGTGGGTGGGCTTTTTTGCAAACATTTATACCAAAAAAGCGTTGGCATACTCTCAATGCCAACTAATAGTAACAAGTTTGTAGCCTGCATCGCCAACAATGAACAAACTCAAGAATTGTATCTTGACACAGCTGCTGAGCTGAGTAAGATCGATAGAAAGAATCACAAACAAGTTAATGATAAAGGAGTTCCCCTGGTATACGACTTGATGGTGTCTGTTACGATTCCGACAAAGAAAGGTTTGACGAATCTGGACAATCCTGATCTACTTGGATCGGTTGTTGTAAAAACAGCACCTAATAATTGGCAAACCAGAAACTCGGTAAGAATGGCACATTTTACACGCGAAGATTTGCGTAAAGAGGCTGGTGTCAAAAAAGGTAGCATCGGTCGATACGCAAGAAACTTGCGTTGCAATTTAGATCCGACCATGTATGCTTTACCATACAATCCTAGTGCTAACTTAGGTACTGGCACACAACCTGCTGCCCAGCGCATATATGCACAAAGGGACATGCTGTTTGATTCTATCAACGGTCTTGGACATGCTGGTGAAAGGTTTGATGGCGGTACATGGGATTATACTCAACTTGCACAGGTTGAATCAGGCGACGCTAATCAAGCAGATCCGTTCTATCTGAATGTCTGCGAATCACATAGTAGCGCAGCCCCTGGTCCATACACTTACATTGGACTGATTCAAGCGTATAATCAACGTAGACAAACGACTTTAGACGATTCTACTCTAACATCTGGAGGAGATACACAATTTGTTAATAATGATTCTCCGTTCTTCAGAATCCCTGAGCAAGATGTTTCCGAGGACGAATACGTCCAGATCACATTGGACGAACAGGACGAACCGCCTTATGATCGAAGGATAGGTGTTAGCTCTTCAGTAGCTGATAGTAAAGAACCACAGCCTAGTGATTTCTTTCAATTGACCACCTATCAAAGTACACATACTTTCAGAGTACAAGCACCTCTTGGACTTCTGAAATTCGAGCTAGAGGATTTACTAGGCGAGGGAGAAATAGCTGCAGGCAGACAGTTTGTAGCTTTCGAAGTGGAATGTCTTGGAACGTACGAGATGTAAAGTCTATGACGGGGAAAATAAAACCAACAAGCGAACAACTATGGTTCTGTTTAGGATTCATAGCAGGTGCAGCGACTCATGAGCCGATTACTCTGATGGTGGGATTATAAGTGGCATCACCGAGAGATATTCTTCTCAGACCACGATCGTTCCATGTATCAATGGATACGAATCAAGCGGGAGCCACAATGGCCTCGCGTTATACAACTGCAAAAAATGCGGCTATTATAGGCGCATCAGTATTTCCGGTAGGTGCATTAGCCAGGGGCGGAAGTATGGTAACGGGATCTAAAGCTTACAAAGTCTATGGGGCTGTAAAGAGACCGATTCTTACTATAGGTGTACACAAGAAAATATCTGGTGCTACAACTGCAATGTCTTTGTCTAAGGCATATAGTAAAAGTTTGCTAGCTGCTAGCGTTTTTAATTTTGGAAGAAACCTTCAGCTAGCCAGGGCGAAAGAGTATAAGCGTCTTGGGATCAATGTTTTTGGCCCACCGCTCTCTTTATTTCTATATGATAATTATATGGCGCACGATATGGACGCTGAAGCTGATATAGTCTCAGCGAAACAAGAACAGTCCCGGCGAGACGGTAGTCTTCCCAGCAAGTCAAAGACCCGGGGCACATATACTCCTTCAGTAAACAAAGTCCTCGCATATTACGAGGGCGGAGTAGGCGACCATCAAGATTCTATTTGTCGCAAGGGCTACCGTTACGATCGCAAACGCAATTTATGTGTTCGAAAATAGATGGGTGAAATTGTCACCATCCGAATTTAGGACGAAGTCCTTCATCTATCACAAGCATTGTGCGCATTTTTTGGGTACCTTTTTTGGTAAAAAAGGGACAAGAGTTAAATTGAATTCAAATAACCCACACTACATGGGAAGAATGAGATGTTCTGAATGTGCATGTAGATACGACGCCAAACACGATCCTGCGAATTGGTGCGGATATTGTGGGGATTACACCCGACCAGAATTGAGTTGGTGGTAATATACCTTGGTCATGTGTTAAATGTTCAAGGAAAACAAAAGGAATGCAATCACACGCGCGAGCTCGCGGGTTTTTGTGTCATATATGCCG